CGTATTTAACTAATTAAAATCATAAAATAATAAATAGAACATAGCATATACACATAAATCTGCTAACGTTTTTTCGTAAGGGAGAATAAACCATGCCATTTCAAGTCAGTCCTGGAGTCAATGTATCTGAAATTGACTTAACAACTATAGTTCCTGCGGTATCCACCACAGAAGGTGCGATTGCCGGCGTTTTCCGTTGGGGTCCAATCGGTAAAGCCATCCTTGTAGATTCAGAAGACAAGCTTGCTGCTCGCTTCGGCAAGCCAGACAGCACTAATCCAGAAACATTTTTTACAGCTGCAAACTTCCTTGCATATGGCAATAAGCTTTATGTAAGTCGTGCTGCTAACACTACTGACACTACTGGCATTACAGGTGTCCTTACTGCTGTAGCAAATACTGGTGCTTATGCAAATACAATTCTTATCAAGAATGATGACGATTACGATCTGTTATCTAACCCAGATACAGATGTACTATACGCTGCAAAATATCCTGGAGCCCTTGGTAATTCACTTAAAGTTTCCGTATGCGATTCTGTAAATGCATATGGTTCTAACTTGAACATGTTTATACCAACAAGTGGATCTATTATTGTTGCAAATTCCACAGGCGGTAACGCAACATTTAATCTACTTGATAACACGAAAATTTCAAATGCTGGTATCGTGTTTACTGTAGGATCAAATCAGGCTACGATTTTTATCGCGAATTCTGGAAGTTGGGATACAGGTGCAACTTCTGGTTCTGCCCAATATGGCTTAGAACAAATGATGTCATATTCATTTATTGTAGGCAACATTCTAAAAGCTGGTAATACTCAACTTGGTACTCAAGATCTACGTATTACTGCTCTTGCTGCAAATGCAGTACATGCTGCCGGCAATACTACATTCGTCATAAATCTAGATTCTAATTATACTCTTTCAAGCAACTACTATGCAAATACTGTTGTAATAAATTGGGAATATTATAACGCAGTAGATAAGGCTCCTGGCACTTCAGTTTATACCAAGAAATTCGGTAATAGCTCAGCTGTCGATGAACTTCATGTAGTAGTTGCCGATGAAGATGGCAAGTTTACTGGTGTTCCTGGCACAATTCTTGAAACCTTTAGAGGTCTTTCAAGAGCTACAGATGCTAAGACAGAAGATGGTGCCACACTATATTATAAAGAAGTACTCAATCAGAATTCAAATTATACCTGGTGGATTAATCATCGTTCTGGTGCTATTGGTAATACTGCCGTAAATATAGTTAATTCAACAAACCCAAATCCAGTAACTCTATCATTTGTAACTGGTTCAGATGGCGCCACTGAAAGTACTGTTGCAATCGGTGATCTTACACGCGGATACGATTTATTCAAATCAGCCGAAGATATTGATGTATCATTGATTCTTCAAGGTAAATCTCGCGGAGCTTCAAATACTGCACAATTAGCAAATTATCTAATTGACAATATTGCAGAATCGCGTAAAGATTGCGTAGTCTTTATTTCGCCAGACAAAAATGACGTCGTAAATAACGTTGGTAAGACAGAAGTCACAGACGTCGTAGGTTTCCGTAATGCTCTAACATCTACTTCTTATGCTGTCATGGATTCTGGTTATAAGTATCAATATGACAAATATAATGACGTATATCGTTATATTCCATTAAATGGCGATATCGCTGGTCTTGCTGTTCGTACAGATAACGTACGAGATCCTTGGTACTCGCCAGCTGGCTTCAATCGTGGTCAGATCAAGAACATCATCAAACTTGCTTATAATCCTGCTAAAGCAGATCGTGATATCCTCTATAAGAGCGATGTCAATCCAGTCTGTATTTTCCCGGGTCAAGGCACAGTACTATTTGGCGATAAGACGGTTCTTGGTAAACCAAGCGCATTCGATCGTATTAACGTTCGTCGTCTATTCATCGTTCTTGAAAAGGCAATTGCAACAGCTGCAAAGTTTACGCTATTCGAGTTCAATGATGACTTTACAAGAGCTCAGTTTAGAAACTTAGTTGAACCTTTCCTAAGAGACGTTCAAGGTCGTCGCGGCATCTATGACTTCAAGGTTGTTTGTGATGAAACAAACAATACAGGTGATGTTATTGATCGCAACGAATTTATAGGAGACATCTACGTTAAACCCGCGCGCAGCATTAACTTCATCCAGTTGAACTTCGTAGCAGTTAGAACTGGTGTTGAATTTAGCGAAGTTGTTGGAAATTTCTAATAAATAGGTTTAACTAACGAGGAGAATTTACATGGCCTTTAATATTAATGAAATTAAAAGTCAAATGTTATTTGATGGAGCGCGCCCAGCGCTCTTTCAAGTAACGATACAGAATCCCGCAAATTCTGTAGCCGATATCAAAGTTCCTTTCATGTGTGAAGCCACAGGTATTCCACAAGCAGAACTTGGTATGGTACAAGTTCCATATTTTGGAAGAATGATTAAACTCGCGGGTGATCGCACATACGCTGATTGGAACGTGACGATCATCAATGACGAAGACTTCTTGATTCGTAATGCAATGGAAGAATGGTCAAATAAGATCAATACTTTCCAAGGAAACATCAGATCTTTTGGTTCTGCTTCTCCTTTGCTTTATAAGTCACAAGCTCAGGTCGTTCAGTATTCAAAGACTGGCGTACCTATTCGTACATATCAGTACAACGGAATCTATCCAACATTAATAAGTGATATTCCACTTTCATGGGCATCACAAAATGAAATCGAAAGATTCCAAGTTACCTTTGCAGTCGACTATTGGGAAGTTTCCGGTGGAATCACTGGCAACGCAGGCGGACTTTAATAATATCGGGGGAGCTTCCACTCCCCCGTTTTTAAGTGAGATAATATAATATGGCAAGTCTTTTCGGATTCGAATTTAAACGCAAGAAGGACGAAGACAAGAGTAACAACGAGTCTTTTGCTCCTCTTGTTCAAGACGATGGCGCGATGGTCGTGGCAGCGGGTGGTACTTATGGTACCTATGTAGATCTTGAAGGATCTGCTCGTACCGAAGCTGAACTCGTTACGAAATATCGTGAGATGTCTCTACATGCAGAACTTGACTCAGCTATCGATGATATTGTCAATGAAGCTATTATCATCGATACTGACGTCGACGTCATAGAACTAAACCTTGATAAGACAGATCTTTCTGATAATATCAAGAACGTCATCATTCAAGAATTTAAATCTATCCTTCAATTGTTCGAGATGCATACGCATAGCTATGACATCTTTAGACGTTGGTATGTAGATGGTAGATTATACTATCATGTGGTCATTGACGATGCCAAACCAGAAAATGGTATCAAAGAATTCAGATATGTGGATCCACGTAAGATTCGAAAAGTACGTGAAGTCAAAAAAAAGCCAATACCTAATTCTAACATAGTCGTTACGCAAAAGCAATCTGAATACTTCATCTATAATGAAAAAGGATTTGCTCAGAATATTGCCCAAACAACTACTGCTACTGGCACATCTGGCGTAAAAATTTCTGCAGATGCTATACTTCATGTAACATCGGGTATAACTGATAAGAACAACCAGTTGGTTTTAGGTGCATTGCATAAAGCAATTAAGCCGCTAAATCAATTAAGAACTCTTGAAGATGCTACGTTGATTTATCGCATTTCTCGTGCACCTGAGCGTCGCATATTCTATATCGATGTAGGTAACTTGCCTAAGATGAAAGCTGAACAGTATCTTCGTGATATTATGGCTCGATTCAAGAACAGAGTAGTTTATGACTCTGCTTCAGGTGAAGTACGTGATGATCGAAAGTTCATGACCATGTTAGAGGATTTCTGGCTACCTCGTCGTGAAGGCGGTAAAGGTACAGAAATCCAAACTCTACCACCTGGTCAAAACTTAGGTCAATTAGAAGACGTTAAGTATTTCCAACGTAACTTATATAAAGCGTTGAACATACCAATCAATCGTATTGAACCAGAGCAAACATACAATTTAGGTCGTGCTACTGAGATTACACGAGATGAAGTTAAGTTCTCTAAGATGATCGCTCGTCTTCAGACTCGTTTCTCACAATTATTCCTACAAGCTTTAGAAAAGCAGCTCATCTTAAAGAAGATAATTACTCCAGAAGATTGGAATCA